CCATGTACCACGCCACCCCCCTTCGACGATTGAGGATTCCTTTATACAGCTCCACATCCCACAGCCCATTCCAGAACATTTTATAGATTTTCTCTAAGACCCCCCTATGTACTCCCCCCACTCCCCCTACTTTATAGCAATGGCCTTCTTAGTTTTAGTTTTTTGTTTGGCTATGATATGGTTTCCTAAGGAGCCTGACGAGTTATGAATAAGGATGTAGAGATAGCTTATTGTCCTAGGGATCAGTTTATGCCGCTGCATGAGTGTAAGAAGCGGTGGATGGTGGTTGTGGCGCATAGACGGTCTGGGAAGACTGTGGCTAGTTTAAACCAGCTTATAAGGGGTGCTTTGCTTTGTGCTAATAAGAATCCTAGGTTTGCATACATAGCTCCCTATCGCATACAGGCTAAGGCTGTTGCTTGGCAGTACTTGAAAGACTTTACGGCGGGGATACCAGACAGGAAAGTGAGTGAGTCTGAGTTGTACATACAGCTTCCTAAGGGTGGTAGGATTACTTTGTATGGTGCTGACAATAGCGAAAGCCTTCGTGGACTCTACTTAGATGGGGTGGTAGTGGATGAGCCTGCTGACATGGATGGGGATTTCTTTAAGAACATTCTACGGCCTGCTTTGTCTGACCGTCTTGGTTGGTGTTTGTGGATTGGTACGCCAAAGGGACGCAATAGCTTCTTTACGTTGTTCGACAATGCGCTGCATGACGACGACTACTTCACCTTGTTCCTACCAGCCAGTAAGTCTGAGCTTCTTCCGCAGTCTGAATTAGACTCGGCTTTAAAGGTAATGGGTAAGGAAGCCTTTGATAGGGAGTATGAATGTAGCTTTGAGGCTCCTGTTCCTGGTTCTATTTACGCCAATCAGATAAACCACCTACGTAAAGAGAACAGAATTATGGACTTTCCTATGGAGCAAGGCCATCCAATGTATACTTTCTGGGACTTAGGGCAGTCGGATTTCACGTGTATATGGCTAGTACAGCTAGTCAATAGGGACATTCTGCTGCTTAACTACTTCTCAGACACGGGTAGGACGCCTGCTTATTACGTAGATCAATGCCTCATTTGGGAGAAAAGGTATGGCAAGCCTATCAAGATGCACCATCTACCCCATGATGCTAACACAAGAGATAGGGGTGGTAAGACATGGATAAGCGATTTGAAGGATGCTGGTATGACAGACCTATGTGTTGTTCCTAGAACGCCAGACATTTGGCTAGGGATAAACCAAGTGCGTGATCTCATGCCCCGCTTCGTGATCCATAGAGCCAACTGTTCAAAGCAGTTTGGTACTAAGATGACTCCTATACCATCAGGGTTGGACTGTTTAGAGTACTATCGTAAGCGTGAGGTGCAAACTGGGGCAGCTACTAATGAGCGTCCTGTCCATGATGAGTTCTCACACGGTGCTGATGCTATACGTACACTAGGTGAGGCTTATAGCTATGGACTGCTTACAGGTACGTCAGAGTTTGCTAGGCAGACCAAGACTATAGACATACGTGTATCCCGTGAGCCCGTTAAACAAAGCAGCTTTAGAAAGATGTTTAAATCATTCCGATGAGCCCAATAGATCAAATACAACATACATTCACCCAGAAGGGCGTAGACTTCCCATCCATACTTGAGATGCACTATGCCCACGGATTCGTTTATAGCACGCCTGAGTTCTTTGTAATGGGCCGTCCTGTAGACAGCAAGGAGTCCTACAACCTAATTAGAGAACCAACGTATACGTTTGATGATTATAGACAAGATGCGTGGTGGATATACGGTATGGCTGGACAAACGGACAAGGCATGGAATATATTGCCCTACCCTCTCCCGTTGATTGGTTTTGAACGCTTTGACGAAATTCCTCGCTTTTATGCCATATCAACCTTAAGGCGTTTAACTAACAAAACATAATTTATGGGCGGATCCACTCCTACAGTTCCAGATGCACCAACACCAACGCCTCCCGTTACACAAAATAACGCGGCAAGTGTTGCTGTAGAGCAAGCAACCTATCGCCAGCAACTCCGTCGCAAAGGCATTGGTCAAACAGTGTTTGCAGGATCTAAAGGTGGCTACGGTGGCACAGGTGGTCTACAAGGCTACGCTGCTGGCATGACTCCTCCTGGCAGTGGTTCTGGTGGAAGCATGGGTGGTGGTTCATCTTCAGGTCCAGGCGTAGGTGGCGGACCAGGATCCTATCAACCAAATCCTGGAAGTACAGCAGGAGGCCGACTAGCATGATTTTACCACAAGCAGACGAAATTGTTAATAACCCATTGCCGAACGAGACGGCAGCATCACCTGTTGTTACACAACGACATTTGGATGAATGCACTCGCGCTCTTGGACGTCCCTTGTGGGATTTTGAATTTGGTATACTCCAAGATATGTTAATGACCTTAGAAGGCATAAACCGTAAAGCAATGAAGAAGGGTGTACTTCAAGGCTTCTCTATGGACGAGCTGGTAAACATTTTTATTGAACGTGTGCAAGAGGCAGAGAACAAAGCCCAAGCACTTAAAGCAGCTCTTAATTAATCATGGCCTCTTTAGACGATAACGAATTAGCACTTAAGCTATTTAAACGTGCGGATAAGCTAAAGAGCTATCGTAACAGCATATTTGATCCACGCTGGCAGGAAATCTCTGACTACTTTTGGCCTGATGTATCCGACATTAATACGGAGAAAACTGAATCCTCTACTGGTTGGTTTGACCGACTATACGAATCAACCGCTATGCGAGCTTCAGCTACTTGCTCTGTTGGTGTTCGTAACTGGGTTACTCCGTCTACTGAACCTTGGTTAGACTTAGCACCACCAACCAATCTTACTAAGAACGCAATGGCTAGACAGCCTGACATGAGTCAGCCTGGTAGTGCTCGCGTACAGAAACTTCTTAACCCGCAATCACAGCCTGTAGATGAAAACGGAGTAGATGAAGCTACACGTTGGTCAGCAGACACAGCGCAAACTATTCTCCAAGAACTTGCGGCGTCTAATTTCTATTCCGTTGTTCAACCATTCAACAGAAGTGCATGTGTGTTTGGTACGGCTCTTATGTTCATGGAAGAAGGTAAGGCCAACCTCTACCGCTTTGAGCAATTCAAAGTTGGAACATTTGTTATCTGTGAGAACGACGAGAAGACAATCGACACTGTTGTACGCTGGTTTAAATTAACCATACGCCAAGCAGCACAGAAGTTCGGCATTGAGAACCTTCCTAAGAAGATGCAGGAAGCGTTTGATAAAAAGAAGTACGATGAAATGTATGAGTTCATGCACCACGTATTTCCTAATGATGATTTTAAAGTCGGTGAGTTAGGAACAAACGGTAAAGCGTTTGCTTCTGTTTACCAGACAGTGGTGGAAAAGAAAATCGTTAGCTATCAGGGCTACGATGAGATGCCATACTTTTGTTTACGTTGGAGTCGTTGGGGTACAGATGACCAAGCATACGGTTGTTCTCCAGCATTTGAGACTCTTGTAGAAGCACGCCAACTTAATTTCGTCACCCAGTATCAGGATGCTCTAGCCGAGTTAAAAGCCTTCCCGCGTCTACTGTATCCAGACAACCTTGATGGCAACATCCAACTTGCTGCGGGTGGTGTGACAACTTACAAGGCAGATCAACCTGAAGCTGTTCCAAGGGAATGGCTGACACAAGGTGATTACCAAAACACTAAAGAAATGTTAGATGACAAACGTGATGCTCTTAAGAAAGCATTCTTCGTAGACATCTTTAACGCTCTTGGAAACTTGGAAGATAAGCGTATGACCGCCACTGAGGTGAGTCAGCGTATTGGTGAGAAGCTAGATCAGTTCACAGGAACATTCGATCAATACCGCACTGACCTTATCAACCCACTTATCTTACGTTGCATAGGCATTGCGTACAGAGCTAACAAACTTGGTAAAGCTCCAGAGGCACTTATGGTTCGTCCTAACAACGATCCTAAGGAACCAATGCAGTTGGCTACACCTAAGATTAATATCAAGAGCCGTGTAACGCTTGCGATGAACGAGGTGAAGAATGTAGGCACTGAGAAAACTCTTGGTATGCTACAACCTTTAGCTCAGATGCGTCCTGAGATCATGGACAACTTTAACTTTGATAATTTGGTACGTATGACAGGCCGTAACTTTGGTATGCCTGAGGCTTCATTCCGTTCTATGAAAGAAGTCGTAGATTTACGTAACCAACGCGCTCAGATGATCGCAAAAGAAAACGCTCTCAAGAATGCAGAGACTGCCGCAAATGCTGCTGGCAAACTCGGCAAAGCACCACAACAACTTCAAGACGCAGCATCAAATCAACTTCAATCAGCTCAAGGATAAATCATGGCAACACCAACCACATTAAGATACCAATGGCAGGCAACAAGCGGCACAACCGCTTTATCTACCACGACCGCAACTCTGCTCATCGCAGGGCAGACACAAACTGATTTAACTGGTGGTACACGCCAGCTACGTAATTATTTAACAGATCTATCCTTGATTAATTTAAATGGTACCGTGTCTACACTTGTTAGCATATTAGATGGATCAACTGTTATCTGGACTGGTAACGCAGATCATAACAATGCAAGTACCGTTTCTGTTCCATTCATAGTTAATTTTACTACACCAATACACAGCAGCCCTGGTAACGCATTATACATTCAATGCAATACCACTGGTGCTACTCTTTATTGGTCAGCGCAAGGATTCTCAGCTACAGCTAACTAACACATAACATGGCACTCGATCCAACCGAGCTCGCCATCTCTCATTCACGCAGACTCGAACTAGCCTACTTAAAGGTATTCGGGCCGTTAGACACGAGAGATGCGGACCAAAGACTGGTCTGGGCTGATTTAGAAAAACATTGTAAGGTGAATGCTCTGTCTGCGGAAGCACGTACAGACGGAGAGATTGCACACCTTAAGACTTACTTTAACGAGGGTAGGCGTTCTGTTTATCTCCACATTAGGGGTAACATCCTAAAGGCAGGTATAGAACCACGCCCTCTCAAAATTCGCAGAGGAAAACCAACAACATAATCCAACATGGCTACTCCACAAATAGTATTAGACATTAACGATAAGCATGAGCTTGTTCGTATACACGGCGTCAATGGCGGTCGTAAGACAGTCCTAGCACGCTTAGATCCCCCAGGCGGTTATACAACCATCTATTGGAAGGATGCAGAAATGCGTGATAGCTACCACAAATCGGTAGAAGCCTATCTAACAAACGAAAAGATATTGATTGTGCAGACGTTAATGGAAGGCCAAAAGCCAGACGTCATTAGTCCAAAAGCTCCGCCAATACCTGACATGCACCCACAGCAAGGTGACTTAACACCAGCGTATTTAGATTGGTTGCAGAAATGGGCTCCAATCAAATTCCAAAATGTTCTTGGCATTAAGATACGTAAATTAAAAGAGGGTGAAGAAGCACCTAAGGATCCGCGTGAGTTATGGGTGCGTGCAGACGTCATCCGTACTGATAGCCGTCCAAAGCCTGGCACGAATGGTGGAGAGTATATGTCCACACGTTTCAAAGCCCGCGATCAAATCATTGCCCGTCGTGCATCCCATATTACATTTATTGAAAAAGAGATTCTTAAAGAAACAAGAGACGTTAATGGCGATTTGGTACAGATTACTACCGAGCCTTACGAAGATCGTTACTCTCCTGAGTTAATTGATAAGATGGAAAAGAAGGGCGACATAGAAGTTGTTTGGCGTCGTCATGCTGCTGCTTCCGCTGGTAGCTCGTTCTAATGTTTAAGATACTCAACATAACTAAAGTTCCAGTAGGACAACCCATTCCAACAAATGCCCGAACCAGTAGCAGTGGCAGCTCCAACGCCACAAACAGCAACAAGTCAGTCATCCCAGCCAAGCCCATCGGCTCCAAGTCCAAGTAGTTTGGATCCTAACTATTCTTCGTTCTCAGGAACGGAGGTAAAGACGGATCAAGCTACAACGGCTCCAGCCGCAGAGTCTAAACCAGACAGCTGGATAAACTCATGGTTTAAGCAAGATGGTAGCTTAGACCATACGGCTTTTGATAAAGCCCCAGACGACATACGCAAGATGCGTAAAGACCTTGAACGTTATAAAAGCGGCGACGACTTTTTAAAAAGCTATGGCGGCTTAAAAGAACTCGCTACAAAGAAAGGTATCATTGAACCACTGCCTAAGGATGCCACTCCAGAAATGCGGGCAGAGTATATGACTCTTATGAGGAAGGTTAATGGAACCCCTGAGAAGCCCGAAGGTTATAATCTGACTAAACCTCAAGATCTACCAGATGCCCTCTGGGATCAAACGTATGCCAATAATATGGCACAAGTAGCTTATGAAGAGGGTTTGTCACCATCAGCTATGCAAAAGCTCGCACAGGCCGAAATAACCCACACCAAAGCGATTATAGAACAAAACCAGAAGATGGAACAAGAGTGGTTTCAGAAGCAAGACGCTCTATTCCGCGAGGTAGCTCAAAAAGAAGGTTTAGATTATGGCAAAGCTAAAGACTTGGCCGAACGTGCAGGAGCTCGTTTTGGGGCAGACCCACAGAACCCGCTTTACAAAAATGCCACCTTCTTGGCTTTTGCAGCTAGGGTTGGTAAAGCTTTATCTGAGGATAATATGGTAAAAGGAGAAAGTGCAAAGAACATGTCTTTGTCTCCAGACCAGATGACTCCTGAGCAAGCCAACGCCGCAGCTAGGGATGTTTCGACCAATAAGGAACATGCAGACTATAAAGCCTATTGGGATAAGAACCATAAGAACCATGACGAGGTGGTAAACCGCGTTAATAAGCTATGGGTCAAAGCTGCATCCAATCGTCCGCAAAGAGGAGGGTCACGCTAATGGCTAATCACGAAGATCTTTACAGAGAGCTACAGGCTCAAGAGACTCACGACGACGAACTCTACGAACAACAATATGCCAAAAAAGCAGCCAAGAAAGTCCCGCAAGTCGCCGTTGACTCCAACGCAGCCGCCAAAAGGTATAACGAAGAAATCCTGCCAGTCATCCAAGCCCGCAGAAGGGTGGCCCAAGGATTACCTCCAACTAATAACCCAATTAAGAACCTTATCCTTAAGGTTACAAACAAAGATAAATTGACAGAACTATCTGATATAGAGATAGTTGAGCCTACAACTGAGTTCATTCAAGTCCCTAAAAAACAATAATGAGAACCGTCATTCCAACTGGCGTTAAAGTATTAGTGTTAAAAGATAGACCAAAAGAGACAACGATGGGAGGCATAGTTATTCCTGCAATAGCTGAGCGTACCCCTCGTTTTAGTCCTACCGTCTTTGCTACCGTCCTTGGACGTGGCCCTAAATGCGACTGGGTACAGGTCGGCGATAGGGTAGCGGTCAAAAACGTGGCAGGAGACGATTGGGAGTTTGATGGTGAGTTAGTTACTATGTTACGTGAAAAGGATTTAATCGGTATTTCTACCGAGGAAACCACTTGACAGATCTGGGGTCTGGCTCTTGCAATAGGGCCAGATCCACACAAAGGACACTCTAGCTTAGCTAGACCCAGCGGTCGATCGGATAACCAGCTCCGAGAACCAGACCGCGTAAGTGATACTCTGGGGGTAGGGCAACAAACGATAGAGAAAACAACTTACTTAATTTTTTACTACAATGGCATCAGGAGTTATTACACTACCGCCGCATTACGAGCCAGCTTTCGATACAGTCTGGCACGAGATTATGGCGCAACAAATCGACCACCGTTTAGCAGGCATGTACGTGTCTGACACAGTGGCTGGTAACCAAAAACGCTACGATCAAATGGGATCACAGTCCTATGCAATGAGCCAAAAAACAGCTCGTGCAGCAGTGACCGAACCATCTGATGTACCTACAGCTATCCGTTGGGTTATCCCAACAGCTTATCAAAAAGCTACATGGATTGACGAGGATGATTCAGTTCTTCTCGGTTCACTCCCTGATCCACAGAACATTATCGCGATGAATCACGCTATCGCTGTTAATCGTTTAAAGGATCAGCTCATCATCAACGCTGCACTTGGAACTAACTATACAGGCGCACAAGCAACAACAGCAACTGCACTACCTTCTTCTCAGCAAATTGGCGTTCAGTTCCCAGGCAACACAAACACGGGCATGACCCTAGCAAAGTTGCTTGAAGCAGTTTACGTATTAGACGCAAACGACGTTCCAGAAAACGATCGCGTTTTAGTCTATGCAGCTAAACAGCTTTATGATTTGTTGTTGAATGTAGACCAAGTAGACTCAGTTCTCTACAACGACGTTCGTGCTTTAATGAAAGGCCGTCTTGATGAGTTCGCTGGCTTCCGCTTTGTTCGCACTCAATTACTACCAACCGCTGGTACACCTTCAATCCGTAGCTGTATCGCTTACCAAAAGAAGTTCTTACTCCTTGGTGAAACAAAGGGTCAGTCCACAAAGATAGACATCTTACCTCAGCAATCCCATGCAATCCAAGTTCGTACCACATACTTTGCTGGTGCAACTCGTATGGAAGAAGCTGGCGTAGTTCTCATCTCCTGTGACGAAACACAATAAGAATAATAATTAACAAAGGAACAAACTACCATGGCTACATTTTATTCTTCAATCGCAACAGAACAGCAACCATTTCTGAACTTCCCAGGTGGCGGTATGACCGCACAGGGATCAGCAGGATTTAACGATCCAGCATTAGAAATCGGTTCAGTAAAAGAAGTTATTGCTACGTACACGATGACAGGCACAGAAGCAGCATCGGACACAATCCGTTTATACTTGGCACAACCAGGTACAATGATTGATCCAGCTTACAGCTCTGTCTGTTCAACTGGCGTTGCAACAACTGCTACAATCACCGTAGGTGACGACGACACAACTGGTAACTATATTTATGGTTCCACTGCTGTAGTTGCATCAGCTACTCGCTACTCAACTGCCTTAAACGTCGCTGCTGCTACAACAACGCAGATCGGCTTTACAGGTGGCGTATCATTAAACATCCCTTACCAAATTGGTGCATTAGCAGTTGAGCCTCAGGGTTCATCCGCTGGTACTGGTGTGGCAGGCGCATGGGTTTATGCTACATTCGCAACATTAGCCACCGTTACAACTGGTGGTACATTAGTATTCCGCTTAAAGGTTGTTAAACCTTAATTCGGCGTCATAGAGTATATGGGCTATCATCCGCGAGTTGGACGCTGGTGGTAGCCCTAACTTTTTTATAACATGCAACAACTCTCGCAGACAGACATTTGTAATCTGGCTCTAATGCAATTAGGGCAACGGAAGATACAATCTATAAACAACCAAACAGACGCTAATGCGATTGCTTGTAATGTTGCATGGAATGAAGCGTTTGGTTCAGTGGCTCGTGAAGCTCCGTGGAATTGTTTAAAGGCTCTGGCTACGTTGCCACAGCTTGTTGTTCCATCAACGGCAACCAATCCAAACAATCCAGACATCCCATCAACAGCAACGGTATGGACTCCAGGTGTGTCCTACGCTGTTAATGCTTACGTAACGTATGCGGGTTATCTTTATCAATGTTTGATAGCTAACGTCGCATCTACCAATTTCGCAGGAGATTTAACAAAAGGTTATTGGTTTCAGACCAACCTATTCTCTGCATCCTATTTAGGACCACTTCCTGGCAACACAGTGCCTGCAAGTGAATGGGCTTATGCCTATGCCCTACCTGGTGACTTTATCACTCTTATAGAGCTTAATAACAATAATGTATGGGGCGGAGGAGCAACAGCATGGGGTACAGCTGGTAGCCAAGGGGCAAGCCACGAGATATTTCAAAATGCTCTCTATACCAACCAGACATACGCTAACATTAAGTATGTGCAATATCAGCAAGATACTACCAAGTATGATGCACTTTTTACAGACGCATTAACTTTAAAGCTCGCGGCAACTATAGCCACGGATCTGCGTAAAGATGATGCCACTCTTTCGTTACGTCTTAGACAGGAATACAAACAAGTTCTTTCTGAAGCCCGTACTAAAAATGCTGGTGAAGACAAGCTACGTCGGTATAATATCGTAAGCGAATCCCGATTCATTAGGAGTCGTTGGAGAAGCACTAACGGATAATGCCACACACGCTTAATACTCTCTCTGCGTTCACAGCAGGCGAATGGTCGCCTACGTTGGACTCTCGCGTTGATTTGCCTAACTATAGAAAGGCTGCACGCAAGCTAAGGAACATGGTTCCTATGAAACAGGGAGGAGCTACAAGACGTCCTGGTACGCAATTCGTAGCACAAGGAGGACAGACTCGTGGTGCTTTTACATCCCCGCTTTCAAGACTAATTAAGTTTCAATACGCTCCTGGGACAACTTACATACTAGAGTTCTTTCAGAATGGTATAAGATTTTACACAGGTGGCACTACAGCTACACAGATACAGACAGTACAGTCTACCCTACCAGCGTACACTAACGGCACATGGTACGCTATAGGAGCTTATGTAGTTTATGCGGGAGTAACCTATTATTGTTTTAATGGTCCTGTGTTAGCTAGCAGTACCAATCGTCCAGGGACAAGCATTGGTAACAATTTCTGGAGATCGCAAACTGCCTTTCAAGTACCTACGCCGTACAACGCCAATAACTTTACAGCTCCTAATTATTGGGCTGCTGATATATTTAGCTTACAATTTGAACAAATAAACGACGTTGTTTATATAGTTCATCCTAACTATCCCGTTTGGAAGCTAACACGTTATTCGGATACCAACTGGGTAATGCAGCAAGTGCAGTTTCTCACGCCAGCAATGTTGGATGAGAATGCTACAGATATGACTTTAACAGCTTCTGCTGTATCTGGAAGTATTACTTTATCAGCCAACCCTAATGCAGCTTGGGCTAACAGTACAGTTTACGTACCAGGCAATACGGTAAGTGGAAGTCCAGACGGAGTTAATACTTACATTTATAATTGTATTGTATCTAACACATCGAACTCCAGTGGTGCGTTTGGTCAGGATTTAGCTCTTGGATATTGGACACAGCAAAACACTTTCCTATCTGGTCATGTTGGATCCTATTGGCAATTAGCGTACAACCGTCCTACGTCTAACATAGAATTTGATGCAGCAACTATAAGTTCTGGCAGTTACAACTTTGGTAGTGGTTCTTGGAATGGCGGAACTACTACTCTTTACGTTATTGGCACATGGGAAATACAAACCTATGGCACTTGGACAGGTAATTTTACAGCCCAAGTTAGCTATGACAACGGAACCACTTATCAAAACATTGTAACCTTAACAAGTAAGAACGATGCAAACTACTCAATCTCAGGCCAAGAACTTACTGGTGGTTTATATACTTTTAGCTTTATCGGTGGGAGTACAGCAACTGTTGCCAGCTCCACACCGCCACGCGTTGTCCTTACAGCAAATAATCAATACGTTTACGGACTGGTTAAGATTACAGACGTAAGCACTCTTTACACAGCTACAGCTACAGTTGTTGGACATGCTTTATATGCTACAACGCCTACAACATTTTGGTCAGAAGGCGCATGGTCTAACGTTAGAGGATACCCGCAAGCCGTAACTGTTTATCAGGAACGTATGTGGTATGCTTCAACGTCATATCAACCACAACGCGTTTGGGCTACTCAAACAAACGACATAGAAAACTTTGCGCTAATAGATCAGTCTCAGCCTACGTATGGCCTAGCTTTTGATTTAAACGCACCTAGCCGCGGTCCTATCAACTGGCTTAATGCTCAAACGGATCTTATGGCAGGACTAGCTGCGGCAGAGTGGATCATAGGCTCAGGACAGCCTAACACCGCTATTAGCCCTACATCCATTACAGCCGTAGAACATTCAGCTAATGGATCTATACAAGGACAAACTGGAAAGATCATAGGTAATGCTGCGTTCTATGTACAAAGACGCGGAACTAACTTTCAGCAGATGTTATTCTCGGTATTTACGAATAAGTATATGTCCCAAGATGTACTTAGTTATTCTCAGCATCTTACTAATTCGGGCATCAAGAATTTTGACTACCAGCAAGAGTTCGAAAATCAATCTATCCTTTGGGCTGTATGCGGAGACGGAACTCTCATAAGCATGACGTATAGCTTGGAGCAAGAGATGTTTGCATGGGCTAGACATGATACGGGTCAAGACAACGGCGATAAGTTTATTTCTGTAGCCGTAATATACGGAGCTAATGGGGCAGATGACGAGGTGTGGGTGAGTGTTTTAAGAAACCCAGCAAACGCAACAACTTGTCAAATAGAACGCGTCTATCCTATAGCATGGCAGAACTACAATGTTGGTCAGCCAGATTTGACCCAAGCCTGCTTTGCGGATTGTGCTACCCAGTATTTCCCAACTACAGGTGGAACTAATGTTTTGTCTGGCCTGCCTGTTTGCTTGTATAATCGTTTTGTAACTGCGGCCTTAATTCCCGCATCTGGTACAGGTATGATTAGTTACCGTATCGTTTCTTGTAATAACTATGGCAATGTCGTCTTAGATAACTACGTACCAAAAACAGGTGATTGTGTATGGGTAGGTCTACCTATTCAATGGTATCTACAGCCTATGCGCCTAGACGTAGATCAACGAGCTGGTGAAGTGGTAGGTCTTACAAGAGCTATCAGTAAACTTTATGTACGTGTGGTGAACTCCATTGGCGGACAATGGGCTACTAGCCAAGGTGACATAGTAGATATACAATCCTATCCAATTACAGAGAACTCTGGCAACCCACCTCCTTTCTACCCAGACAAGCCTTTAGACCTCGAGCTAGATGTTGGCGGCCTAACGCAATACGAGCTGGATGCTACGTTTACCCTTCAAGGCACAGATCCCCTGCCTATGACTGTTTTAGGCGTAACCATCAAACAAGACATTGGAGGCGCACCTTGAACTTAAGACTTATAGACTTAAACAAGGACTACGCTGAGATTAGCTCATGGTGGACTAGACGCGGGCTATCTCCTGTACCATTAGCCTGCCTACCGTCTTTAGGCGTAATAGTAGAACATGGCTGCGGAATAGCCGCTGGATGGTGCTACATTGACCAAGGCGGTAGAATTGCCGTTATAGACTTTATAACCACCAACCCTGGCGTTGCTATGGGTCCCACCACAACAGAGGCTATAGACCATATTATAGGCTTCTTTGAGGCCAACGCTAAGGACGAGCAGATACCCTGCATCTTGTCATTTGTGGCAAAGGATACGGGATT